ACCGCTGAAGAATTGCAGCGCGATGGCGTGAAGTTGTGCCTTTGCAAACTGCCGAACTCAAAGCCGCTGTCGAGCGCATGGCACGAGCAGCGCGGCAAGCATGAGGGCGTGGACTACCGCTACATCTACCGGCAGCGCGCCGCGTGGTGGTTCTGCCAGACGTTCGTACCGGACGACGCGCGGTTCCTCGCCAAATTCGAGCTGCTCGGCAAGCACCAGCCGACGACTGGCTTCGCGGCCATCCTCGACGTGCTCGCCTGTGAGCCGGCCGAGGTCTACCTGACCGGGTTCGACTTCTTCAACTCTGGCCTGCACAACGTGGACGAGAAATGGAGAGCGAAGAACCCGGACGACCCGATCAGGCACCGCCCGGACCTGGAGCGCGCCTGGCTGGCGGAGAACGCGCATCGTCATCCTCTCGTGTTCGACAAGAAGCTGCAGCAGATGATTGCTCTGGTAACAGCATGAGCGCGATTCGCGATCGCATCATCGAGTTGTATAGCGAGCGCTATCTTCGGAAGAGTGCGACTCGCCACGACGACATGGTGATCTTCGAGCGCCTGCTCGCCGGGAAGGGCTATCGCACGATCCTGGAGATCGGAACCTACCGAGGCTGCACGGCGGCCGAGATGTCGCAGTATTGCGAACGAGTAGTCACCATTGATCTGGTTCACGGGATTATCGACGTGGACGAACCCAGCATCGACCGGCATGCCTTCTGGGAGTCGCTCGGCGTGAAGAACGTGGAGATGGTGTCGGTGAAAGACGACGCCGAGAAGAAGAAGATTGTGGATGCGCTTGACTTCGACTTCGCATTCGTGGACGGCGCGCACCACGATCAGGCTGTGCGTTTCGATTTCGCGCTGGTCAAGCGATGCGGCCGTGTACTGTTCCACGACTACGACAACCGTGGTCCGCCGAACCCAGATCATGTCTATAGGTTCGTGAATTCGATCCAGGGCGGCAAACTGGAAGTGTCTGGCGTCTTCGCGATGTGGACCTCCATACGACCGCAATGATCCACATTCGAGCAGCGAACGGCTTGGGTGACGCGCTGCAGTTGCGCGCTGCGGTACTGCATCTCCTGAAAGGCGACGAGTCGATTACGGTCTATACGAGATGGCCGGAAGTGTTCCGTTGCTTGCGTGTCGAGATCAAGTGCATCTCGCAGGCCGAGACGGTGGAAGAGATGCGGCACTTTGCCTATGCGCTGTCACGTCCATTGCGGGATGGGGCGGACCGCTTTGTCGGTATGTGCGAGTTCGCTGGAATATTTGAACCTGTCGAATTGCGCATCGACTGGAAGGTTAAAAATCAGGCGTTGCTGGACCGCGTTAAGCGCAGCGCGGCAGGACGCAAACTTCTCCTCTATCAGCCGCAGCGCATCGCGCGTACTGAGGAGCAAGAACTACTCTGCCCACGAGACGAGGCGCTTGATACATATCTGCGCTCTCGCTCGGATTGCTTCCGCGTGAAGATGGGACATCCTGATTTTGTGCAGCCAGGCGTGAAGTACCAGAGCGAGTTGGATCTTATGGGGCGTCTGGCGGTGACCGATGCGATTGATCTTGCACATGCTGCTGATGAATTCTGCGGTGAGCATTGCTATCTGACGACCATGGCTGAAACTTTAGATAAGCCAGTGACGTGCATTTATTCCGTGCGCGCATTGCGTTCTAAGACCAGAGCGAAAAACCATGCGCCTGAGAGACTGTTCCATAAGCGGCTTCTTGCGACCGTACTTTACGACGAGAAGTATCCGTGAGCGAGTTAGACGAAGAGAAGAAGTTTTATGAGCGATTCTGGACGTTGCTGCGTGACCGGCAGCTCATGCAGGTCTTTGAGAAGTACGGCCCTGCAGCGTTTCGGCGCTCGTCGGTGCTGGAAGGCTTCGAGGCTTTCATAGTCGCGCATGGATTCAAGGGCGATACGTGCATGGAGATCGGGACGCTGAACGCGCTGACGGCAGTCGTACTCGCGCGTCACTTCCGGCGCGTCGTGACCGTGGACATCATGGACACGTTGCTGCGGCACGAGATCGTCGCCCTGCTCGGTGTGGGTAACATCGAATTCCACGTCGTAAAAGACAATGCCGCGAAGGCTGCGGTGATTGATGCGCTGCAGTTCGATGCCGCCTACTTGGATGGAGACCATGCACGCGACACGGAATCAGACTTCGCGCTCGTGCGCCGCGCCGGTCGTGTGCTGATGCACGAGCACTGGGCAGCGCAGCCTGCGGTGGTGAAACTCTGCGGCCGACTTGGCAACGTGGCGACTCAAGAAAAGTTCGCTCTATGGACCGCCTGATCCGCCGGTTCGACTGCGTGGCGGACGGTGACTTGATGCTGTGCGAGCACCGGGGAGTCGCCTACCAGCGCGACATGACGAAAGGCCGCAAGGTCTACGACGCCACGTACTTGGCGAACTATGACGCCTACGCGCGCGGGCCGATTGCCGAGGCGCTGAACGACGGGCGCGTTGCGATGCTGCTTCGCCACGCATCCGGTGCGTCCGTTCTCGACATCGGCGCCGCCACCGGCGCGTTCGTGCGACGTGCGCGCGAGGCCGGGTTCAGAACGCAAGGGTTCGATGTCATCCCAGAGGCGGTTGAGCGCCTGAAGGCGGCAGGCTGTTACGGCGAGCGCGTCGAGGAGTTCGATGCCGTGACGTGCTGGGATTCGCTGGAGCACATGGAAGACCCCGGGGCCTGTGTCTCGCGCGTGAAGAAGGGCGGCATCGTGCTCGCGGCGTTCCCCGTGTTCCATGACGTGAAGCGGATCAGGGAGTCGAAGCACTACAAGCCCGGAGAGCACCTTTACTACTGGAGCGATGTCGGGTTCGTTTCGTGTATGGAGCTCTACGGATTCCGGGTGCTGGAGCGTTCAACGCACGAGACGGACGCAGGCCGGGAAAGCATCGCGGCCTTCGCGTTCTGCAGGGACTTGCCGGACTACCAGGATCACGTCGAGGCCTACAAAGAGATGCACGAAACGCGGCACTACGGGGACTCGGCGACCGAGCTACACCTCGATATGGTGGCCGAGTTGGTGCGCAAGCTCCAGCCTAAGTCAATCCTCGATTACGGATGCGGGCGTTCCGATCTGGTGGCGCACTTCTGGCTGGACGGCGGGCGTCGTATCGAGCGATATGACCCAGGCATCCGGAAGTTCCGGCGGCTGTCAAGCCACGGTTTTGATCTGGTGCTGTGCTGCGATGTCATGGAGCATATCCCGATGGCAGGTGTCGATAAGGTACTCGCCGAGGTGCGCTCGAAGAGCGGCCGGGCGCTGTTCACGATCTCGACGAAGCTTGCGCGCGCGAAGCTGCCGGATGGGAGAAACGCGCACGTCACCATCCTCACGCACCATGAGTGGCTGCGCTGGATCAAGTCCTACTTCGGCTCTCTCAGGGTGCTGCAGGAAAGCACGGCCGAGCAGTTGATCGTGCTGGCGGGGGTAGCGGAATGCGACAAGATCGCGGCGTAGAGCGGTGCAAGGGCTGCGGCGGCCCCGGCTATCACGAGATCGTGGAGCCGGGCAAGTGGCGTTACATCTGCCTGCGCTGCCAGTACCAGGGCAGGGTCGCGGAGAACTCTCTGGCCGCGCTCGCCCTGTGGAACCAGGAGCAGCGCGAGGAGCAGCGTGCATGAGGGCGGGCCGCATGGATCGAATAATCACGATTGAGAAGAAGGAAACCACGCAAGACGCGACCTACGGGACGCCGATCGTGACGTGGGTGCCGCTTGTCGCGTTGCCGGGCTCGCCGGTGGTGGCCGAGCGTTTCTGGGCCGAGGTCCAGGACGCGCTGCCGAGTCGGTCGGAAGCCGTGACGCAGGGCCTAGCCGTGGCGCGCAACCAGACGCGGCTGCGGATGCGCTGGCGCGACGACATCAACTCGTCCATGCGCGTCACCGTGCACGGGGACAGCGACACCGTGTACCAGATCGTGGGCGGGCCGGCGGATATCGACGGGCGCAAGTCCATGATCGAGATGGTTCTGGAGAAGTATTCGAGCTGATGCGATACAACCGGCTGACCATCGCCCTGATGGGTGTCTACGGCAAGTTGCGCAGCAGGACGCATGGCGCGCGATGGCTGTATCGCGGAGTTCTTGATGGCTGAACTCGTCAACGTCAAGGGGCTCGCGGATCTGCAGAAGTTCCTCGACCGGCTGCCCGTGAAGCTGGAACGGAACGTGATGCGGAGCTCGATGCGCCATGGTGCGAACCTGATCCGCAACGACGCCAAGGCGCGCGCTCCGGTCGGTCCGCCGAGCCAGAAGAATCGCAGGCTCTACGGCGGCTATGCCGGGGCGCTGCGCGACAGCATCCGAGTCGGAACGTCGGCACGCGGCGGAAAGGTGACGGCCTACATCCGCGCGGGCGGGCGCAACAAGAAGACCGGGGCGGCCGTGTTCTATACGCACTTCCTCGAGTACGGCACGAAGGCGCACAACATCGCGGCGAGGGTCGGCGGATGGCTGAAAATCGGCAACCTGTTCGCCAAAGCTGTCGAGCATCCGGGGATCACCGCGCGTCCCTTCATGCGCCCGGCGATGGACACGCAGGCCCAGGCAGCGCTGCAGGCGATGGCTGCGCACATGCGCGCCACGCTCGCCAGGAAGCACGGGCTCGATACCACGCACATCAAGCTGGACGGTGACGAGTGAGCGGCGTCCGGGTCATCAGGCATCTGCTGGCGAACAACGCGCCCCTGATCGCCGAGGTATCAGCTACGCGGATCATGGCGGGCGAGTTGCCTCTGAATACGGCCCTGCCCGCGATCCAGGTGACGGAAGTCTCAAGCGTGCCGCGGCTCACCTTGGCGATGACTGAGCCGAACCGTCTACACACGGACCGCGTGCAGGTGACCGTGCTGGTGAAGGCGCCCGAGGGCGAGCCGACCGGGGAGGGCTATCCGCATGTCCGGGAGATCCTCGCCTTGGTGCTCGCCGCCTGCCCGAACCAGAACGGCACGGTGAACGGAATCACGGTGGACTCGATCCTGCCCGACATCGAGGGGCCGGACCTGGCCGATGTCGCTGCGGCCGTCTACAGC